ACATTAAACAAAAGCTGCTCAAAAACCGTCCCAAACTCAACAGAATGGGTAGATTAACGTCATTTCAGACGTTGAGGGACTAAGTTAATAAACGTAATCCCTGCTGCACAACTTGAGTTGCAGACCCCTTTGCCTGGGCACAACGCTGGGTAACCCATTTGGCCTCCTGCCGGTTACCTTATTGCACGCGTTAACTATAGTCCCGGCATTCAGTATGTAGGTGCTGGTGTCATGGGCCGAGAGTTCCTCAAGCATGTGGTTAACATTGTTTGACCAAGCTTCAAGACTACCATCCTTGTCCTTCATCCATCTGATCGAATTAAGTATGGTGTCGAGCAACAATGGGGCCATGACCCTACCTTTGTCTTCCAGAAGACAAGTCTTAGAGAACCCCCTCTTAAGGAAGGTGCATTCACTGAGGGGTCTGAGCGGGCCAAAATCAACGCCCTTGATTTCGTCAGTGAAGACTACGCCAAGGAACTTAAAGTAAGCCATGGCTAGGGTCTTAGGGCAAAACCATGTTGTGTGCTCCATGTACCTGGCGAGTAAGGTTATCAAACCGTCATCGCCGTACACTGTTATCGCAAAGTGCTCTTCACCTGGGCTGAAGAGCGTTTGCAGACTAGTCTCAAAGTGGTCAACATTGATGGTTAACAGATTGACCTCCATATATTGGAGGGTAATCACATATTGGGTCATCATCAGGTTGCAGTACGAATTTATCTGGACAGTAAGCGCATTGCCAGAGGTGTTCGAACCCACCCACTTAAAAATCTCGCTGCCGACTATGTGAGTTGAAAAGGAGACCGAATGAAGGAGAACTCTCCTTATTGTGCAAGTATCAGTCCCAAGATCATCGTAGAAGAGATCTAGCAAGCTAGCAAACGCATCAATCCACAAATAATGTAGATTCTTATCAAACCCACTGAAATCACCAGCTGCGGTGCGTTTGTCAACAGGGTTAAAGTTGCTGTACCCATGTTCATTGTATATTTGCTGCCACTCATCACTATAGGGGTTAACTCCAACTGCCGTGCCATTC